AACCAGTGATAATGGGACGCAATACTTGGGATAGCTTACCAAAGAAACCATTACCCAATCGTATCAATATCGTTGTTACGTCAAGGCCCTTTGAACATGAAGGGGTAACTTGCGTATCTGATATCATGGACCACACTGATTGGTATTGGCTTATCGGTGGCGCCAAACTAATAGAACAATCATGGTCATATATCAATGAAGTTCATTTGACAAGAGTATACGACCATTACACTTGCGATACCTTCATAGATTTGCTATATCTAGAAGCTAACTTTACTAGAACATGGAGCGAAGTGTTCCCTGATCACAGATACGAAATTTGGAAAAGAAAATGAAGCAATATCACGATTTACTTGAAGACATACTAAATAACGGTGAACGAAAAGATGATAGAACCGGAGTTGGTACTATCAGCGTATTCGGTCGTCAACTTAGATTTAATCTATCAGAGGGTTTCCCCGCTGTTACTACAAAGAAATTAGCGTGGAAATCAGTAGTAAGCGAATTATTGTGGTTTATAGAAGGGAGCGGAGATGAGAGAAGACTTGCGGAAATTTTACACGGATCCAGAGATACTGAACGTAGCACAATATGGACAGGAAACGCTCAAGCAGCTTATTGGACTCCAAAAGCGAGATACTACGGGGATTTGGGCAGAGTATACGGCGTACAGTGGAGAGACTGGCGAGGAGTTGACCAACTCTCAAATCTAATTGAGGGTATCAAGACTGACCCGAACGGTCGCAGACATATCATCACTGCGTGGAATGTAGACGAACTAGACAAGATGGCGTTGCCTCCCTGCCACGTTCTCGCACAGTTTTATGTAAGCAATGGCAAACTAAGCTGCCACATGTATCAGCGTAGCGTTGACGTATTCCTTGGACTACCCTTCAACATCGCTAGCTATGCATTACTCACTCACTTGATTGCACAGGTATGTGACCTAAAGGTAGGCGAACTTATCATTTCAACTGGCGACACGCATATCTATAGCAATCATATTGAACAGGTTAACGAACAGTTAAGCAGAGAAGAATACCCATTACCTGCACTTTTCCTCAATCCTGAGATAAAAAACATTGACAAATTCGCAATGGATGATATACTGTTATTTGACTATCAGAGTCATGGAACTATTAAGGCTGATATGGCAGTATGAAAACAATCGTTGCTCACCGTTTCACTGTCGGAGACGTTGAAGATCCTGATATCTATGCTGCCGAACCTCTTTGGGAATGGCAGAACAGCGAAGCAGGCAAGTGGGCAATGGAAAACTGTGCTGAGACTCCCAGTTGGCACCGTGTAATGGACCCGGCTAAATTTGGCTACACTTACCAAATAAAAATTGATTTGACCCCTGAACAATATACCTACTGGAAGTTGAAATACGAATGAAAACCCGTGAAGAAATCATCAATAACATGTGCATGACCTTCCGTCATGATTATGGTCTAGAAATCAGCGAAGATGATAGAATGTACACTCTTATGTCAGGTATGACGAAGCGTGAGCGTGAAGAATTGTACAACACGATGGCACAAATCTTCGATAATGATATTGCACCTCTTGTAGATTCTGCTATGAAGTATGAAGCCGGTACGCATTGTCCTATCCCTCAAAACATTGAGCAAGCTAAGGGCATGATGCTAATTGCTGAAAATTATTTGAAAAGCTATTCATGAGAATTCTAGTAACAGGCGGCATGGGCTTCATTGGGCATAATATTGTTGCCCAACTTGAAGACATGGGATATGACGATATCACGCTTGTTGACAATTTTACTACATATGGAATCATTCCCGAAGATGAACTAAATGCTTTGATGCTAGAGCGTCAAACAAAAATCTCATCGGTCTGTTATGAATATAACATTGCACTATCAGAGGTAGAAACTGCATTTAGAGCAGTAAAACCCGACCTTGTAATTCATCTTGCTAGCTTCCCTAGACAGAAGGTAGTCAACAGCAATCCTACATTAGCCGCAGATACTATGATGAAAGGCTTACTCAACCTGTGCGAGTTGAGTTGTAAGTATCAAGTCAAGCGTTTTGTATATGTCAGCAGCAGCATGGTCTATGGTGACTTCAAAGATGGCACTGATGAATATGCATTCTGCAAGCCGCAGGGTCAGTATGCTATTATGAAACTTGCGGGAGAGCATCTAGTCAGAGACTACGGTCATCGCGGATGCTTTGATTATACAATCGTTCGCCCCAGTGCTGTTTACGGTCCCTGTGACGTTGAGGATAGGGTAATCTCCAAATTCTTTATGGCTGCAATGCGGGACGAAGTGCTTAAGGTTAACGGGGAACACGAGCGACTAGACTTTACATACGTAGCAGATACCGCCTCAGGCATCGTAGGAGCGTCCCTTAGTAAGGACACAGCGTTCAGAACATATAACATTACTCGTGGCGAATCTAGAACCTTACTTGAAGCAGCACAGCTTATCACAAAGATTGTTGGCAAAGGTAAGATTGAAGTGACGCATAAGAGCGAAGACTACCCAAGTCGCGGCACATTAAGTATCAACGCAGCCCGCAGAGACTTTGGATATAATCCCACTGTCAACATTGAAGAAGGATTCCAAAACTACTATGAGTGGCTATCTAATTCCTCATTTTGGTCTAGCAAGACAATACTATAACCTGCAAGATGAGTTGCTAGACGCAACGCATGAAGCCTTAAAGGAAGGGGTGTTGATTAATGGACCCTTCACTGCTACCTTTGAATCTTGGCTATGTGAGCGCACTGGTTGCAAGTACGCAACTGTTACACATAGTGGTACGCAAGCATTAGAGCTTATTGCAGGTTATCACTATGAAATGAATTTTTTGGCAGGATACGAAGAACCGCCTAAGATACGAATTCCAAACTTAACGTACCCTGCTACACTTAACGCATTTCATACTACGGGCTGGGATATCGAACTAGTTGATACAGACAACACCGGTCTAATGAAATTTGACGAATATGAAGACCACTTAGGCACCTATCATTGCTTTGTGGGACTGTACGGTGCTGCTGGAAAAAGAAATTTATATTCTCCCTTTATAGTAGACGGCGCCCAACATTGGTTATCAGTCACTAAAGATGAGGTAGGCGATGGTATGGCAATAAGCTTTGACCCAACAAAGAACTTGCCTTCAAGCGGTAACGGAGGAGCGATTGTTACTAATGACCAGTCATTGTATGAAGCCGTAAACGTAATAAAGAACAATGGAAAACCGGATCACTTCTATCCCGGAACTAATAGTAAGATGAGTGAGTTGGAATGCAGTCATCTATTAGTAAGAGCCAAATACATTGACAAATGGCAGTTACGAAGATACGATATCAGACGTTACTATTTGGAGCGTTTTGAAGACCTGCCCATCAGATGCTTGAGTAAGGGATATAACGGAGGCAGAGGATTAAACTGTCACGCCGATCAAAAATTCGTAATTTATACTAGTGATAGAAACGAACTGGTGCAATATCTATCTGACAATAAGATTGAAGCTAAAGTTCATTATCCCTATGCACTTTCAGAACTTCCTATTGCTAAAGAGATTATCAATAAGCCTGACCTTATTAGTACAAGTGTAGCATTGTCTAGAGGAGTATTGAGTCTACCCATCTATCCTGAACTTTCTGATAGTGAAATAGAAGCCGTTGCAGACACGGTTTGCAAGTTCTTTGATAAATAATATTGTTATGTCAATATTTTGGATTCTTACTTTTGTACCGACTTTTGTATTTAACCTAGCCCTCATCGTTGGGGTATTTGGGTTAATAGTTGCTGCTGTCGCAGGAAGAGTCCCATTCATAGCTCAATATAAGCTTCCTATTCAACTTCTTGCATTTGCTCTTACTATCGTAGCCGTCTTCTTTCAGGGCGCACTAGCATATAAGCACAGCGTTGCGGTAGAAGTAGCTGAACTTAAGCTAAAATTAAAGAATGCAGAAGTTAAGTCAATGCAGACTAACACTGAAATTGTAGAAAAGATTGTATCTGATACGCAAATCATTCGTGAGAAGGGGCAAACAATCACTGAATATGTTGACAGAGAAGTTGTCAAGTATAATGAAAGATGTATCCTTCCAACAGAAGTAATCAACGCACACAATATGGCAGCAACACTTAAGCTGGACGAGGCTGCTACTGAGGAAAAACCAAAGTGAAGAAACTACTAATTCTTCCCCTCTTTTTACTGTCTGGTTGTGCAGTTCACGTTGAACCAGTCACTGCTAAGTTTCCAGAAGCTCCTGCTACTCTACAAGAAAAATGTGCTGCCCTCAAAGAAGTTGCTGCGGACGCCTCACTGACAGATTTCACGAAAATAGTAGTAGAAAACTACATTCTATATCACGAATGCAGCCGCAAAGTTGAAGGTTGGCACGAGTGGTACTCCAAACAAAAAGCTATATTTGAAGAGGCTACCAAAAAGTAATCTTGAGTCTAGTATGATAAATACTAGATAACAACGGAAGATTACTATGGCTACCCAAGAAATTATTAACATTGGTACACTACCTAACGATGGCGAAGGCGATCCGCTAAGAGTAGCATTTGCTAAAATTAATAATAACTTTTCCAATCTTTTCCCTACTGGAATAAACACAAGTAGTTCTTATACTAACGGGAACACTGCCGGCCAGCTTATCTTCGAAACAAATGCAAATACCTTTACAACAGCACAGCTTTATATGTACGCTGCTGATGCTGAGGGTAATAGCAGTCAATCAATGCAGCTTAACGCACAAATTAATCAAGCACTAGATGATGCAAAGTTTAGCGCAGTTGGAACTTCCGTGTTTGGCACTCCACTAACAAACTACAGTATGCGAGTATCAGGTGGTAACGTTCAGTTATTAGCAAATCCACTAGTGGACTCAACTGTCTTTCACTTCATTGGCTCTCAGATTCTTTGGATAGGTGCAAATGTTCCTGGATTGCTAATGGGTCTTGACGGATATGTTGATTCAGTAATGTCTACTGAAAATGACTTGAACGTATCAACCGAGCAAGCATTCTAATGAGAGCGCATGAATTCATAACCGAATCGGTCACGGATGGTTTAAGTGTTGCTTCCTACGCACTACCAAACACCTTTGTTATTCCTGATTTAAAGAATAATGACTTCTATGAATTGTATAGATTCGGAGTAGCAATCGCAGATGTTCGCGGAACAAACGGTCTCGATGACGGTGTTCAAAATGGATTCAAGCACGAATTTAAAGCAGAAACTGCCTGGGGCGAGAATCAAGTAGTATCTTCTGAATTTGATGCTGACATTGGAAACATCATCGATCAGGCATTAGCAAAAGTAGGCAAACGTGGTAAAAAATCAGTAAGTACGCCAGGAAGCGATGAGATACCAAATACTGGTACGCAGTCTACTCTTAAGCCTTTCAAAGGATACAAGCGATGAGAGCGCACGAGTTTATAACTGAAGAATCACATGGCACTCGTGCTGGTAAGGTATCTAAGCGCCAGCAACAGTCTACTGTTGGATTAAATGTATTTGCTATTAGTCAGTACGATAGAACATATGACTTGAATAGAGTCATGATGGCTGTTGCATCAACTGATGGCGAAACTATTCCTGATATAGAGCAAGAAAGTTGGGTGGGTAAACAAAATACTGCTCACCCATACACTAAAGTAGAGCAAGATATGTTAAAGATAGCATATAAAGCAGCAGGCATCCCCTTTAAAGATTTGAACAAGGGTGATTTGGATAGTGAAGAACTAGATTCTACACAAGACCAAAGCCCAATAAAGCCCTTCAAAGGATATAAGAAGTGAGAGCCAGTGAATTTTTGAACGAAGGGGACAAAGGTAAGGTCCCTAAAAGACATAACAAAGCCCAGCCCGGCGGTTATAAGTTCAAGGATGACGGCACTGACAGAACTTATCACCTGAATCAAATCATGAAAGCAGTAGCTATGGCAGATGGTTCATCTACTAAAGCACTTAAAATGGATGATGAAAGCTTTGTCGGTAAGAACAACGTAGCGTATCCATACAGTGATTTAGAACATAACATGATGCAACAAGCATTCAACACTGTATCTCCCACTCAAGCTAATCAAATGATTAAAGGTAGAGGTAGTGATGAACTTGACATTGTTAATAAGATTAGCCCTGTAGCAAAACGTCCAAAAGATCACAGAAAAAAATAATTACGCTACTTTCACCTGATAAGTAATTTCATGAACAACTTAATCGACATTAACCAAACCCTCGACCTCATCAAGCTTAAGTTTTATAACGAATGGCTTTACACCGCCCACATTTACGATGAGGGCGACAGTCAATTCCATAAGGAGCTGACTACTCAAGTAGTAAAAACTTATGTTGACCCACTTGAACTACCAAAAGATGCACACATTCTTGACTTAGGATGTGGCCCTGGCTATTTCTTAGACGAAATGAAAGAACGTGAGTATACTAACATTCACGGTGTAACTCTAAGCCCCGGCGATATTGCTATCTGTGAGGGCAAGGGACACGATATTAAGAAATATGATTTGAGCTTCTTGCCACAGAAGGATGGTTACTATGACGAATCAGTTGACTTCATCTTCTTGCGCCACGCACTAGAACATAGTCCTTATCCTATCTTCTCATTGATGGAATACAATCGTGTATTGAAGCAAGGTTCTAAGATTTATATTGAAGTTCCTGCTCCTGACTGCGATAGAAAGCACGAATTCAATTTGAATCACTATAGTATTTTAGGAGCAAATCAATTGGCTGCACTACTACAGCGAACAGGATTTGACATTGATAAGTTCAATAATCTTGAATTTGATCTTAATGTTCCTAATCCAGAGAATCCTGAAGAATCTAAAAAAGCCAAAGAAACATACTACTGTATTGTCGCTACTAAAGCAAGACCCTTAGATATCAAATAAGTAAGATAAATACTCTCATAGAAATGTGAGAGTATTTTTTTATGGCATTCCCTGAACCAACCGAAGTTTCCCCCTGGTACTTACGAAATATTACTCAAGCCTTAGGGTTAGATGAAACAACCGGTAATGTTTACATGCGTTCAAGCATTGTGGGCGGTAATGTCACTATCTCCGGCAATGTTATTGTTAGTAATGTTACAGTAGATGCACTAGGAAATGTTGATGTTTCCGGTAACACCCTCCCCGTTAGCGGCAATATCAACATAGATGCAGGTAATGTAACTGTATTTCAGGGTACTGATCCTTGGATAGTTGAAGGTAATGTCAATGCAAACGTTACTGGCAATGTAAACATTGACAACAGTGTTGAAGTCACGCAGGGCACTGATCCTTGGATGGTTGAAGGTAATGTAGGCATTAGTGGCACTGCACAAGTATCATTTGCTCAGGAAGCAACAGACGCATTCGGTAGACTTAGAGTTAGCAACCCATATACTATATTTGACACACAAGCACGATATTATGATCATGAACAGTTTAGTTCTAGTATTACAGGAACCGCAGATGTTGATTATGATGCCGACTCAAGTTCATATGAACTTACTGTAGGTCAAACTTCAGGCGACAGTGTTCTAAGAGAAACGACTAAAACTTTCCCATATCAACCAGGCAAGAGTTTGTTGATTCTTTCTTCATTCAGTATGAGTACTCCCAAAGCAAATCTTCGTCAAAGAATAGGATATTTTGGTGAAGACAATGGTATCTATTTTGAAGTTGCTGGCACTACGCTTAATATGGTAATTAGAAGTAGTAGTACAGGCGTACTCGTAGAAGATAGAATTCCACAAAGTCAATGGAACGGTGACAGGCTAAATGGCGCTGGCGGCGCTAATAACCCAAGTGGAATTGATTTAGACCCAGCACTAGACCAAATCTTTTGGATAGATGTTGAATGGTTGGGTGTAGGAACTGTTAGAGTAGGATTCATTATTGACGGTGTTTACATTACTTGCCACTCATTCAACCACGCAAATGTAATAAGCACTCCATCTACTGATAACACCACAACATATATGACCACTGCGACACTTCCATTGCGTTGTGAACTTACTAATACCGGGGCAACTGCGTCTCCAAGCTTGATGAGACAAATTTGTGCTAGTGTTATTAGTGAAGGTGGATTCCAATTATCAGGATCAGGTAATCCAAAAGCAGCCTCACATCTGCTTGGTACTCCAGTAAGATTACCTAACGATGCAAGTTTCAAACCAGTTATAGCAATAAGACTAAAAAGCACTATGCTAGATGCAGTAGTCATCCCCATTAATTATACATTGGTTCCAGTTGCAGGAAGCATGTTCCAATATCGTGTTTATAAACGAGCCATTACATCAGGCGGCACCTGGGTAGATAGTGCGGCAGACAGTGCCGTTCAATATAATCTTACACCCACTGCATTAGTAAGTGGCGACATTGCCGAACAATCATTTATTAACTCAACTAACCAAAGTAGTGGATCACCTACGCAAGAAACATTTACATTTACATATCAATTAGAGCGAGAACCATTCACTGGTGTTGCTTACGAATATGTCATTACAATGGCAACTACTGGTACTAACCAAGATATTTACGCAAGTGTGGAATGGCAAGAGATAACCTAACACTAACTAAATAGTTATATGGCAAATACACCAACATTAATCAAGGATCCCTACAAGAAAACTGTATTCAAGAACCAAAAGGAACTTGATGAGTTTATGAAGTGTTGTGACCCTGAAACTGGTTATCTATACTTTATGGATAACTTCTTCATGATTCAGCATCCTACTAAAGGGTCAATGAATTATCACCCTTGGGAATATCAAGAAAGACTGATTGATACATACCATCGCTATCGTTTCTCTATCTCACTCATGCCAAGGCAGAGTGGTAAGTCAACATCAGCAGCAGGGTATCTGCTTTGGTACGCTATGTTCGTCCCTGATTCTACTATTCTAATTGCAGCACACAAGTATACCGGCGCACAAGAAATTATGCAACGCATTCGTTATGCATATGAAAACTGTCCTGACCACATCAAAGCTGGTGTAACTACTTACAACAAAGGTTCACTTGATTTTGAGAACGGATCACGTATCGTATCTGCTACTACGACTGAAAACACAGGTCGTGGTATGTCTATCACACTGCTATATCTTGACGAATTTGCGTTCGTTCGTCCCTCAATTGCGCAGGAATTCTGGACTGCTATTACTCCTACTCTATCAACTGGTGGTAAGGCAATCATCACTTCTACTCCAAACAGTGACGAAGACCAATTCGCTCTTATTTGGAAAGGCGCTAACAAGACTGAGGATGAGTTCGGCAACACTACTGAGTTAGGTGTCAACGGTTTTAGAGCATATAGAGCATACTGGCACGAGCAGCCCGGAAGAGATGAGAAATGGGCTGCTGAGATGAAGGCTCAGTTAGGTGAAGACAGATTCAATCGTGAAATAGGTTGCGAATTCATTATCGCAGATGAAACACTCATCAATCCAAACACTCTTATAATGCTTGAAGGTATTGAACCCATCAATAGATTAGGTCAAATACGTTGGTATAAGCAACCTGAAAAGGGTAGACTATATGTAGTTGCACTTGACCCGTCATTGGGTACAGGCGGAGACCCCGCTGCTATTCAGATATTTGAAGCAAGCACTACTACACAGATAGGTGAGTGGAAACACAATAAGACTGATATCCCTAGTCAGATTAAACTACTTGCTGAGATTTGCAAGTATATTGCAGAAATAACAAAAGAACCAAACAGTATCTATTATAGCATTGAGAACAATGGTATTGGTCAGGCTGCTATTGTGTCATTAAATGAGTACGGGGAATCTAATATACCTGGCATCTTTATTAGTGAGACGGGTAGAGGTAAACGAGGATTTACTACTACCAATAAGCCTAAGCTAGCTGCTTGTGCTAAGTTCAAAACACTGCTAGAATCAAAGAAGATGACCATACATAGTCGCTCTCTTATTAGTGAATTGAAAGCGTTTGTTGCTAGCGGCGGAAGCTATGCAGCTAAGATTGGTGACACTGATGACTTAGTAATGTCATCCTTACTTGCCGTTCGTATGATGACACAGCTAGCAGACTTTCACGGGGACTTAGAAAGTCAAATCAGAGACCACGATGAGATAATTCAACCACTGCCATTCTTTGCCGTCTTAGGCTAATTTGGCATAAATATACATATGGCCACTGACAACGAATCATTCAACCGCGACTTATATGACCTTCTCAAAGTTAGAGGGTATGAACCTGTTCCACTAGATAGTAAGAATCAACGTGTTCCTGCAAGTCAGGCAGCAGACGTTATTCAGTTTACTTTCACAAAAGATGGTGAAGAATACGGTAAGGCTTGGGTGAGTATTGACGATGCTGCAAATGTTATTGTCTATTACGATGAAGAACAGCAAGAAAGTCCTAGCAACGCTACACCAGGTGTAGAGTATAATGACAGTTGGACTGGGTTCTTAAAGCATTTAAAGAATTGGGCACAGCGTAGACAATTAAGTTTTGAATTGTCAAACAAAGATCGCCTTGGCGACGATATGAGACAACGGGATTATT